TAGGATCAATAGGTGTGTATATTGACGGGCTGGGGCCAACTGTAACCGCATTCGCATATCTTGAAGGCAACAAAACTATCAATCTTTATACTCATTATTTTGTGCGAAATACTTATCGCACAGATTTATTCCACAATGCAGCTGGCGGTTCCTTCACTAATTATTTTTATGATGGTGGCGGAAATAATTATGTGCAACGAAGATTTAATTCTGTTTCGCAGGAAAGACGGCAGGGCACAGCAGTTCTTGTTGCAGGCACTTGCACTGTTATAACTGCTGAAATTTTAGCGGGCGATACGGTGATTGTTTCCAGAGGCACGGCTGGCGGCGTGTTAGGCAACTTGTCGGTTAGCAATATTGTGGCTGGAACTTCTTTCGACATTGATTCCAGCAGCGCCACAGATACTTCGACTGTTTTTTGGGAAATTGTGCATTAAGCGCAGGGGTAAAACATGGCAGTAACAGTTTCACGTCAGCAATTTTTCGAGGCTGTTGCTCAACAGGCGAGCCTTGAAATTTTGTTTCAAGCGGTTTCGGCGGATAAAGCTGACCCGTCGTGGGTGCAGTTTAACGCTGCGACTTGCGTTGCAGAAACAGATGCTTTGGCGTTGCTGGCGCAGACGACTTTTGGATGGACGGCTGCGCAGCTTACCGCTTGCTTTGCCTTGGCTGAAACTCTGCCGGGATCGACAAGTTGCTGTGGCGCGACTGTCCCTACGCCTTTTTCGTCTTACACAGCTTTGGACATTATCAATCTGGCGTATAAAGACGCTGGTGTGCTCGGCGTTGGTCAGACGCTTTTGGCTGAAGACGTGAACGACGCGCTTATCCGCCTCAACATGATGATCGCACAGTGGCGTATGAAACGCTGGCTGATCTGGCATCTTGTCGATAAAAGCGTGGTGAGCACGGGAGCGCAGAGTTACACTGTCGGTCCTGGCTGCGATATTGATGTGTCGGTTCGCCCGGATAAACTTGAAACTGCGTATTTCCGCATGTTGGCGGGCTCGAACAATTCACAAAACGTGGATTACCCGCTTCAAATTTTGTTCTCATACGAGGACTACGCGAGGATCACGCTGAAAAGTCTGGTGTCGTTTTCGCAATGTATCTTTTATGACTCCGCGTGGCCGGTTGGGCGCATTTATCCTTGGCCGCTTCCGCAGGCAAACCTTTACGAAGTCCATATCGTGCTCAAAGACGTGTTGAGCATGTTTGATAATTTGACTTCGTTGTATGTGTTTCCGCCGGAATATCTCGCTGCGATCCATTACAATCTTGTGATACGGACGCGCGCCGCTTATCGCCTGCCGCCTGACCAAACGTATGAAGGGTTAGCTGCAGATGCGCTCCAAACAATTCGGTCTGCGAATGCGCAGATACCGAGCCTTGTGATGCCGGATAACTTGGTCCGTCCGGGCGTCTATAATATTTACTCGGACCAGACGAGGTAATATCATGGCTATCCCGAATCGTTTTCAGTCTGGTTTTCGTCTTGAAGATGGTGATGCGATTAACAAAGCGTTGGCTACTCCGCAGTGGCAGACGAATTATGGTATCACTGCTTTGGCTGGCGGTGCGCGTAATTCTTCTACACCTGTTCTGGTGCTCGGTGCGAATACGGTTACGACTGTTGCGACGGCGGCTGACAGCGTTGTTCTTCCGGTAGCGGTTGCAGGCAGCGTTGTGTGGCTTCGTAACGCTGACGCTGCGGACGCTGTGCAGGTGTTTGCCAATGGTTCGGACACGATCAACGGCACGGCGGGCGCGACTGGTATCAGCGTTGCGAATAGCAAAACTGTGCTGTTTGTCGCCGCTACGAACAACGTGTGGTTCTCGCTGCTTACCGCGTAAGGGTTTAAGATGCCTCAGATTCAGTTAGTTCAAGGTGCGTATGAAGCGCGAAGCGTTATCGCTAACGCCCAGCGTTGCATAAACTTATACCCGGAACTAAACACGAAGGACGCTGAGGTTCCTTATACGCATTACTGCACTCCAGGGCTGGTGACGCTTACGCAAGGAAATGTTGCGGAAGTGCGCCAGCTCTATACAGCAAGCAATGGTTTGCTTTTTGCGGTCATCGGTGACACTGTTTATTATGTGCCGGATAGTTTTGTGTTGCAGCCTTTGGGCAACATCGCTACGCAGTCTGGCCAAGTCAGCATGTATGATAATAAGATCACGCTGATTGTTCTGGATGGTTCGCTTTTTGGCTGGAGTGTGGATTTGGGCACTCTGGCATTTGCGCCGTTTAGCCCTGCGGAATTTCTAGGCGGAAATCAAATCCGCTACATCGACACGTTCCTTGTGTCGAGCACACAGAATGGTAACATTCAGTCGAGCAACTCTGGGTTGGAAACTTATCCGGCCCTTGGCTACGCCACGATCTCTGGCGATGCGGACCAGTTGCAAATTATTGACGTGGTGCATAAAGAAATCTGGGCTTTCGGTCGGCGGACTACGGAAGTCTGGAGTAATGTCGGGACTTACCCATTTCCTTTTGCTCCGATCCCCGGTGTGTTTTTGCAGCATGGAATTGCTGCGCAACGGTCGCTGGCGAAATGGGGCCTGAATATTTTCTTCTTGTCGCAGGATAATAACGGCGAAGCGTTGGTGATGATGGGCACAGCTTACAAGGCTGACATCATCTCGACTCCTGCGATCAGCGATGCCATCGGTGGATACGAAACGATCAGTGATGCGATCGGTTTCACGTATCAGCAAGGGTCGCACATTTTCTATGTGCTGACTTTCCCCTCTGCCGATCATACTTGGGTTTACGATTTGTCCACGCAGCTTTGGCATGAGCGGGCCTGGCTCGACAACAACGGGGCGTTGCATCGTCACCGGGCGAACTGCGTTGCGTTTGCTTACGGCAAAACGATCTGCGGCGATTGGCAAAACGGAAAACTCTACAACTGGGACCTGCACACCTATACAGACGACGGCGCGGCGATTTTGAAGTTGCGGTCTTTCCCGCACATTGTCAGCAGTCTGGATCGTATTAGCTATCGACAATTCATGGCCGATATTGAAGTCGGCACGGAGCCGATCCCCGGCATCAATCCGCAATTAACGCTGCGTTGGAGCGATGATCGTGGAGTGACGTTTGGAAATGGTGTGCATCAGTCTTTGGGCAAAGGCGGTCAATACAAGGCAATCCCATCTTGGAACAGATTAGGGTTCGCCCGTGACCGCGTATTTGAATTATCATGGACTGCCGCTTGCGCCTCGGCGTTAAATGGTGCATTCATTGATGTTGAGAAGATGGAGACGTAAATGCTACGTGCTCTCGTCCCTAACTCTTTGAAAAACTTAATTCAGCCGGACGGATCAATTTCGCGCCAGTTGCAGTTGCTTCTTTCCGCACTTGTTCAAAACACTGTGCCGACGACGCAAGATGCAACCACTGGAGCGCCCTTGGCGGGGGCGGTATTGCTGCCCGACGCCGCGCTTATTCCGAATGGCTGGACACAGATCGACACAATCGTGATAGGTGCTAACACCTACAAAGTAATCACGCTGGTTTAGGAGAGTATTATGGACCCTTTGACTATGGGACTTTTGTATGGAGGGGGATCGTTACTCTCCGGTGTTGGCGGAATGTTGGGCTCGCAGACGCAGGCTAATGCAGCGCGATCTGCCGGTCAGATGGGATGGCTCGGCTCGGTTCTAGCAGCAAATGCTGCGGAAACTGGTTATGGCCGTGCAAAAGAAGCACTTTCTCCATATGCGATTGCCGGTTCTAAGTCCCTTGGCATCCTTACCGATGCTTTAACTGGCACAGGCGCGTTAAAAGCTGGTATCGGTGGTGGCGGCAACACTTTAATGTCCACCTTTGCTCCGACTCAGCAGCAGTTGGAAGGAACTCCGGGTTATCAGTGGGCTCGGGAACAGGCGCTTGGCGGTATGGCGAATACTGGCGCAGCGCGTGGGATGGGGCTTTCCGGTAATGTCATTCAGGACATTGGAAAAACTGCCACGGGTCTAGCATCTCAGACTTTTCAGCAGCAGCTTCAAAATTACATGCTGCAAAATCAGCAAGCCTTTAACATGCTGTTTGATCCGGCAAAAATGGGCCTGGGCGCTGCTGGTAGTATTGCAAATGCCGCGACAGGAGCGGCTGGACAAATTGGTAGTGCAGCTATGGGTGCAGGCAATGCACTGGGTCAAAGCATTTATAATGCTGGCACATCGCTTGGTGCAGGAACAAATGCTCTCTTTGGCGCGGCGGGATCGGCAATGCAGGTGCCTTATTTGGCATCTCTTTATTCAAAGCGTAATGATCCCTCTCCTGCTGCCAGCAGCAGTTCCACATTTACACAAATGCTGCCTGACTTTTTGCGATATGGTTTCGGGAGTAGCGGTAATTTACCGTCAAATGTAGTAGGCGGCCTGGGTGATCGCCCAATCCCGACTTACTACTAAGAAGGTTTGGAGAATAAGATGGCTGACGGAATTACTTACGCGGCTCCGGTCGCCGGACAAAACACGCAGAACCCGCTTCAAAATATGCAGCAGATGCAGGCTATGGGCCTTCGCGCTGCGGAGATGGAACGGACGCAACAGGCGACTGAACAGCAGGCGATGTCGTTTGCTGGCAAGCAGGCGCTTGGTGCGATCATGCAGAAGCATTTCAATCCTGAAAATGGCGAGTTCGATCACGTCGGGGCTTTTGGTGATTTAGCCTCCCACAAAGAACTTGCGCCAGTTTTAGCTGAATACATGCCCACATTGTTACAAATGCCGGGTGTGCAGGCTGACTCTTTGGATAAACAATTAAATCATCAACTGCATCTTACTGAAGCAAACTCCAGATTAAGTGCAGATGCGTTTAATAAATTGCAGGTTGGCGGGGCAGACCCGTCCGCTATTGCAACTGATCTTGTCGCACAGCAAGCACGAATTGGATATATTGACCGCAAGCAGTTGCCTGCATATACAGCGCAATTAGTTGATCTTGCAAAAAAGAATCCAAAAGCCTTTCAACAGCAATTATATTCTTCTGCGCAATTCGGAAAAGAAGCGCAAGAATCGCTGCAGCGCACTAAATCTGATCTTGGGTATCTGAGAGAAGAAGTTGATACATATGGGCAGGACCCAAATGATTTTGCAACTTACGGTAAAAAAATAACGATGCCTCGTTTTATGGCTGGCACTGTATCTCCTATTTTGCAGAATGTGTTAGGAGAACAACAGATGCCAGCCCAACAGGATGCTACGCTCGGTGGGTCGGCTCCTCCTACCGGCGGTGTAGCTAGGCAGGGAGAGTCACCCTCGGCTCTCCCTGCCGGTCGTCTTGCTGAAGCTCCTACGAGTTTTACGCGCGAACAAGAAGCGCAAAAACCTGAAAGTGCTTGGGGGAAAATGCGAGAAAGCATCGGTGAGGAGGCTGATGGCGCTGCGGCATCACAGCAAGCCATTACAGAAACACGCTCGTTGATTAATGATCTACAAAATCTCGGTAAAACCGGCACAGGGCCAACTGCGAAAATACGAGCACAGGCTGTTAAGTTGTTAAATGAGACTCAAGGGCTGTTGGACAATTTGCCAGAAAAATCGCCTTTGAAAAAATTGGCAATTCCTTTCTTCGAATCTGCCAGTAAAGCTGTAGCGGGGTCGGATGATCCAAGCAAATGGGTTGGAGCGGCGGAAGCTCTAGAAAAACTTGGAGCTATTACCGCTATTGGCGGTTTGCGCCGAGCCGTTGGGTCTGGAAATAAAGTCACTCAACAAGAAGTGATGAAATTTATTGATATTTTCCCTGGGCTCACATCTTCTCCGGGAGGTGTGAAACGAATGCTCGATTATATGGAAAAGGTGAATAAATCTGTGCTAGAACGTCAGAAATTTTTCAACTTTTTCGAACGAGAAAACAGGGGACACCGCACTAAAGGTTTTAATCCAAGTGTGTTTGATGAAGAATGGAATGAAATTCTTCGCAAAAGCGGCGCAATAAAGTTTGAGCAGCAAGGAGAATAGTCATGGTCGATCTTGAAAATACATGGCTAGAAATGTATGGAAAAGGGGGTCAAAAAGCTGCTCCCCCGGCAAGTGGCGCACCTGCGGAGACGCCCGTTGCTCCGATGAGTGATACAGAACGCACTTGGCATGAAATGTATGGCAAGTCTGTTCCGGCGCAATCAGCAACTACTGCTCCGCCTCCTCCTACTTCCACACCTATGGAAGCAAGAGCGATTGAGGCGTCAAAGCAAGGCAAAAAACACTGGAATGTGAATGAAGCCTATAGGGGCAGCGAAGATCCGGCACGAGCGCAATACAATAGCTTAATTCAACTCGGCGCTTCACCCAAAGAAGCGTTGTTTTTGACCGGCGCCGCAGCTTCTGAAAGCAATTTTGATCCAACTGCCGTGCACGATCAAGGCACTGGTTACGGCCTTTACGGACACAGACTTGATCGTTTAACTGCTATGCGAAAATTTGCTGGCACGGAATATCCGTCGCAAATACAGCAAAATGCTTTTGCCTTGCAGGAACTTCGTTCTCGTCCTGAATGGGATATGATTAATAATGCGAAAAATGCAAGAGAACTTGCTATCGCTCAAATGCACTATGAACGTCCTCAAGGCTATACCCCGTCTGATCCGACAGGTGGATTAAATTTTGCTGGACGTTTAGGGACGCTTAATAAATTTTCGTCGTTTATGGGTGAAGGCGAAAAGATTGCTCCCGGTGAATTGGCTCCTGAGTGGGGGGCCATGCAATCTGCTGCGAGTGGCGCGGCGTTTGGTTTTGGCCCGCAGATTCGAGCTGCTTATAAAGCGGGAGGTTTATCTGGACCTCAATATGAAGCCTATTTGCACGATCTTCAACGGCAAGAACAACTATATAAAGAGCAAAATCCGTTGTCTGGTTATGGCGCGGAAGCTGTTGGCACAATGGTTTCGCCCGGAATGTTATTGCGTGGGGCAAAAGTTGTGGCTCCGTTTGCTGCTCCGTATCTTGCGCCAATTACATCAAGAATAACTGGATACTTGGCTCCAAAAGTTGCGCCAGTTATTACTGCGGCGGAACCCTATTTGCAAACTGCTGGTGAATTGTTAGGACCGACTGGGGTTGCAGGAGTCGAAGGCGCTGGGCAGGCTGCGCTTCAAACTGGACTTGAAGCTGGTAGTCAGGCACTTGGCGGAACACTTGGGGATACTGAAACTCCTTTCGCAGAGCAGTTTAAAAGAAATGTTTTGACAGGAGGTGTGCTTGGTGCAGGCCTGAGTAAAGCATTGACACCTAAAGCTGGTGGGGTGTTTGCTCCTGAATGGGAAGGGAATGCACGCGCTCTCGGACAAGCGGCATTTGATAAATATAAAATCCCCGTCAGTCCGGGCCAATTTGCGAAGGGTGAGGCTAAACAATTCTTTGAAAAAACTGCATCGCAAGGAAATCTTGACGCTCAAGCTAAACGCTATTCAGAAGAATTGGCGAAAAGCATTGGTGCAAAAGATTTAACGCCTGCAGGTTGGGATGCTGCAAAAAAAGCAGCGGGTAAAGAATATGATACGTTTGCAGCTTCTGTTGGAACATTAGCGCCCACGCCAACAGCTGGACGGAAGTTCTATGACATTTACACTTCTGCGTATGGCATCCGCGATCCAAATATTCGAAACACTGTCATGGATATTCTTACAAAAATTGGAGATGATTTAAGAACTGGGCGCATGAACGGCACCATGTATCGGAATTATGTAAAGAGCGGAGAAATTATCGACAACAAACTTTTAGGCCTGGATAATGCCACTAAAAAGCATTTTGGTGGAAAAATCCGAGATGCGCTCGATACTCTTGTGCGGGATAATTTTCCTGCTGAAGCTGATCAGCTAATCGCTTTGAACTCTCGTTATCGCGATATTAAAACTTTGGAAAAATTGACAACCACAAGTGGGATTGTTAATCCAAAAGCTGTGGCGAAAAAAGTTAAAAGCAAGGGGGCGTCCGCTAACTCTCCGTTGCAAGAACTTGGTCCAATCGGTGAGTTTTTGCCGAAAGTTAATGAAGCGGGTGAAGCCGTTATGAAAAAGCCCGCTGAAACTGGCGTGATGGCGGCTCTTGGAAGATATGGCATGTATGGCGGCGGTTATGCCTATCTTGCATCCGAGTTGCCCATAGTGAATTCGTTCCTTCAGGCGGGTGGCCCATTATTTGCACAAGCAGTGCCTTATGCTGCGGGCGGTGTAGCTGCCGCAGGGGCTACAATAGCTGGCAAACGGGCGTTGACTGAGTTAGCTTCTCAACCTGAATGGATGAAGCGCGCCATCTTTGAACAAAAAGTTGGAAAAACTATGAAAACTGGTGCGAGAAAAGCTGTGAGGCCGCTGCTTCATGCGGGAATTAGTTATAATCCTTTGACTGGAGTTCAAGAATGAAAAAGGTAAGTGGAGCCCTTGCGGCCTTTTTGTATAGCACATCTGCACTCTGGGGCGCGACCTTGCTGCCTAACGGGCAACAGCAATTCGTCGATGCGACGGGCAAGCCCTATGCTGCTGGCAAGGTGTATTTCTACAGCAATTACCCGACATGCACGGTTCTGAAAAATACTTATCAGAATGAAGCTGGGACGCAGCTTAACACGAACCCGATTATTCTGGATGCTGCGGGTCGTGCCACGATTTTTGGTTCGGGCGCGTATTGCCAGGTTTTGAAAGACGCGAACAATAACACAATCTGGACGAAATATACGTCTGATACGTCGTCTGCGAGTAATTTGGGATGGGGTGGGACGAGTGGCGGAACGGCTAACGCCCAGACCGTGACGGTTTCGGCCTTTTCAAATGTGAATGGACAGACTTTTTACTTCAAAGCTGGCGCTACAAACACGTCTGCCTTAACGCTTACAGTCAACGGCGGTTCTGCGATTAGCGTGGTGCGTGATACGCCGACCGGAACGGTTGCGCTGACGGGTGGTGAGGTGGTGTCGGGCAACATCATCGGCGTGACCTATGACAGTGGCACAGGTGTTTTCCATCTTGTGACCAACAACTCACGGCTGTTTGGTTATGCGAATGCGGTGCCTGCTGCCATCACCATGGACCTGAACGCTTCAAGTTCGCACGTCGTGAACGTCACAGGGTCTGGCGTCAGCATTTCAAGTTTTGGCGCAGGCGGTGCGTCTGCGGCTGCGAACACGATTTTCTTTCTGCAGTTTAACGGCACGAACACTGTCGTAGCTGGGGCGAATATCACCACGCCGTCTGGTGGTAATATTGTTGTGTCGAGTGGCGCGTCTTTGACTGTGTTGTATCAAGGCGCAAACTCTTGGCGAGTGCTGCAAGTCACTGGCGGTTCGAGCAGTGCGATTGGGCAAATTGCCGCATTTGCGACAAGCACTTGTCCGACTGGCTGGCTAAAAGCAAACGGAGCCACTCCTGCGCAAGCGACTTATCCAGGTTTGTATGCGGCTATCGGCACGACTTGGGGACCGGCGGCTGCGGGCAACTTCACGCTTCCTGATTTCCGTGGAATGTTCCTGCGCGGGATCACCGATGGCCGTGCAACTGATCCGAATGGCGGGGCTCTTACAGCACAAGCCCTTGCTGCTTTTGTGGACGATCAGTTTGAAAGCCACACACACACTTATACCGCAGGAGGGTCTTCGACGATTGCCCTTTCGGCAGGCGGTGTTCCAGTCAATCAGTCGGCACCTTCTAGCACAAATACTGGCGCAACTGGCGGAACGGAAACAAACCCGAAGAACGAAGGTGTGCTTTACTGTATTCAGTATTAAGCCCACTTGATAGCTAGTGCGGGGTGGGATTAACCTGCCCCGTGCATTTCCCTAGCCAGCGGAACGTAAGTTTCTGTCCCCGCTTGACGCTGAATAATCCCCGCCTTTTCCATTAAATTCATAATACGCTCCGCTTTTTCGGCGGGAGTGCGCTGTGATAAAAACCGTAAGATTGTTGCCGCAGCAATCGGGGCGCGGTGCTTCACATAAATGCTGAATAAATACTGAAATGTTTCTTCGATCACTTGATCGTCGGAGCGCATAATCATGTCGCGGAAGATTTGCGGCATCAATTCTTCAATCTCAAGCAACCAGCCTCTCGCCCGTTCGACATCTTGCATTCGAATAGCGAGTTCTTCGCCGCGAGCCATGGCGGAAGTCATCGCGAGTTTAACGGCAAAGATTGTTCCTCGACGTGGAATGTAGTTGGCGAGTTTCGGATGATCGGGAACTGGTCCCCATTTATCTTTGCGCCAGCGCTCCATGTCCGCAATAGCTTTCGCGTCCCATTTCATTTCGCCGTAATAGTCTGCGCAGGCATCTAACTTTTGAACAAGTTTTTTCTGCTCCGCGTCCATGTTTTTGTATTCGCCAAACAGCGGGACATCGGGCATGGACGAGGAATAGACCATTAAAAGGCGAGAGGTCCAGCCCATTGTCCATGCGGCCTCGGGAAGCAACGTCGCCAAGAAACCGGGCTGTGATCCGACGAGCAGCGTGGTCATGGGATTGTGAATTTCAATCGGGTCTTTCAAACTGTGGCGGCGTTCCTCACGGTATGTTGCTTTGTGGTCGAACAACTCGTTAATGATGGACAGAAAGTTTAGATCGTGAGCGTTAATAAAAACCCCTAGCTCTGCGGCGAAGACGAACAGGTGGTTGTAATCGAGGACTCCAGAATTGTTGGGTTTGAGCACTGATCGTGCCGACCGACCCAGCGCGTCAATGTATGAGGCGGCTGTCACGCTGTTGGGCGCGATGTGAAATTTCTTCGTGGCCTTGAGCAGCGCTTCGGCAGGGTTGATCGCTTGCGATTTGCCGATGCCCGGAGGGGCCACGAGCATTGTGTAGAGGTTCGCATATTGCGGACCTGCTTTTGTCATGCACCAAACACGTTTTTCTAACGCGCCAGAAAGCGTGGTGATCGCCGCCCATTTACGGAAAATTTCTGGTGACGGGCGCTCGTCAGTGAACGCCACAAAAGAATCAACAAAGTCCACCCCAGGCTCCCTGCATTTCTAAAAGCAAATTGCTATTAAAGTTTTTGTGAGAGCAGAGGTGTTCTTCTGCGCTCGTCCTTTTTGTTTTTCCACTTAGCCAAACCATCGGGATTGGAGTCTGGGTCGAAGTTGCCCCAGTTCCATCCGACTTTCGCTTCGCCGGGGACGACTAACTGATGACCGTCTTTTTCAAATGCGAGATCGAAATGTGAAAGAGCCTCGGAGATGATGTCAACTTCGTTAAGGTGTTCGGGGTATTGAAAGTAAAGAGCGTCGTGGACTTGGGCAATTAACTGCACTTGCGGCATGTGTTTCCAAACTCTCCACAAAACCAGGTTCAGCCTCTCCGCCGTCGCGCTCTGTGGTGAAAACGCAATCGCCTCGCGGAGCGTCGAGTCATCGTTCGCTCGTCCGAAGAACGTGCGCTCTCGTCCGAAAGGTGTGATGATACGGTTTGAAGTTTGGAGTTGTTGGGCGACCCATCTATGCCATTTTGGTATTCCTGAGAAACGCTCGAAGTATCGGGTTTGGAATTGTTCGGCGACGACAACGGGGAGTTTGGCATGTCGGGCCATGGTCGGAGGTAATCCGCGATAATTGCTTCCGTGCCCGAGTTTCTTCGCCATGTCGCGGTAGGTGAGGTGACGGTAGAAGGGAGTGTCTGCGATTTTACGGTCGGCCTTTGGATCGTCTGTCCATCCCAATTCGGGCCAAGCAGTCCTTGCCACAAGAGTGTGAAGGTCGCCACTATAGCAGGCGTCCAGATAAGACCAATCACCGCAGATGGTGCCTGAAAGCCATCCCACTTCTCTACTTTCTGCCTGTTCCAAATCAATCCCGCAGAGTTTGTAACCGGGATCGGCGACAAACATTTTTCGCAGAGATGAAGTAATGTTCTGTAAATTCGTGCCGGTGCCGAAAGCGTTTGTGCTGGATGAAAAGCGTCCTGTTTCTGTTCCTGCGACATTGTAAGAAGTCCTCATGCGACCGTCGCTGTCCACTTCCGTGTTGAGCACGGAGAGTTGTTTCACAGCGTCTCGTATAGCCAGTATGGTTGCCACCATTGGACGGGCGTGAAAGTAGTTGTCGAGTTTTTCAAGAGCCTCTCGGTCCATGGACAATTTGCGCTCCCCCTTCTTCGAAGTCCAGATTTCGGGGATACGCATGTGTTGAAAGAAAAATTCTTGCAGCATTTTTGGGGAATTGGCTTTGAGGGGCTTGTCCCAAACGGCATAAGCAAAACGATTGAGCAAACCAGTAAGGCGCTGGATTTCGACAGTAAGCGTGTCAATGCCTTTTTGCCTTTCGTAGCTGTCAATGCGGAAGCCCCGCTGCATCATGTCCATAACAGGGGCCTGGAGCGCGCGGGTGAAATTGTAAATGCGGGGCGCAGGGCCGATTGCACGAATAGCGTCGAGCACTTCGTGTGTGATGCAGCAATCCAGACCGTTGTAAAGCTGTTCGTTTTCTGCGAGCACAATGCCTTCTTGCAGCGTGGAGGTGTCGATGATTGGCATTAGAGCACCATGCCGCAAGCAACAAACAGCACCCAAACGGCTAACGCTTTTTCAGAACCAGTCACGATGTAATATGTGAAAGGCACGAACGAGAGGATGAGCGGTGAAAGCATTAGAGCAAACCTTTCATATGCAGATGGTTGAACACTCTGCGCCATGCGTAGCTCCTTACAATACTTACAATGGTAAAGATCGCGGTGAGGCTGATGTTTTCTTGGAGTGAAGGGTGTAGGTTGAACCATGGGAACACCAGCCATTGCGTCAAAAGGGAAGTTACAAATCCAGAAGCGGTGTTTAGAAAAGCCTCCAGAAAGGAATGTTTGCGTGATTGCATTTAATCATCCTTTTTCATCTCCGTGATTTTCTTCCCGCGCATTGTTTTCCACGCGGGTTCGGAAGTATAAACGCTGCCTAAAAAGCCCAGCCCCTTTTGCATTTCAGGATAAAGGGCGTGGTGATAAAGCATTGTGTCTTCGAGGCACGAACGAGGACGATAACCTTCTTTCATTAAATATTGCAAGTCATAAAGACCGTTCTGGAAGATTTTAACAACGAACGGATTTTCGAGAATTGAACGCACCACGTTTCGAGCATCTCGTTCTAAGTTCGCCGTTGACCAGTAATTTCCGCCTTTCGAGCGGTCCCAGAATGGAACGACCATTGCGTTTTCAGCGTCGGCGCTAAATCCGATCATCTCGATCATTCCGTATTTTGTTTCGATGTCGCAGGCGCTCTCAGCACGAATGTGTTGCGCGATCCATTCGTGGCATTCTGCGATTGTCGGGTTGACTAAAATTCTGCGAGAGGGTCTTTTGATTTCTGGGAAAAGACTTTCGCGTTTGGCCTTCATTAAATCCGCGAGGGTAATCGGCCTATTGGCCCAATTACGCAGGACTGCCGAAGGGTGATAGGTCGGGAGGACTTTGCCGCCAGCAAGAGTTCCTGTTGCCACTGTCCCGCGTAGGCTTCCAAGGCCATTAGTGCCAAGCAAAGCCCAACAAGCTGTAGCCCCCAAAGCGACAGTGATATTAGGGCGAACTTCTTCCAATTCGACACGGAGGCGCTCCAGTTCTGACAGGTATTCGGGGCGAAGGTATTGTCCGACTTTACCTAAATGCGGGTGGAGATAGTCTTCTCCGCACTCAGCCTTTTTGCAACAAAGCGCGGTGAAGTCGTTGTTCGGGGGACGCAGCGCCAACACATTTGTAAGAAAGCAATCTTTTCGAGCAATCCCTGCCTCTTTCAGCATACGAGTCAGTTCTTGACCTGCGTAGCCTTGGAAGGGCTTTCCGACCATTGCCTCTTGCTCACCCCAGGCTTCACCGACAAACGCAATCTTTGCGTCTTTCGGACCAGAAGAATGAGCGAATGCTGGCGCTGCGTTGTGCATGTTACTGCTGCTTTGCGGTTAGAGCTTTGACAAGCCACATGGCTCCGGCTTCGAACGAAGTGATTGCTTGGCCGTAAAGTCGCAGTTCTTCGTCTTTAAGTTCGGAGCCAGCGCCGTCCGGCATCATGTCGTAGCAAAAGTCGATTAACTCTGCCGCAAGACGTTTTGCTTCTTTCACGTCTGCTTGTTCGGAAGGGTTGAAAGACTTTCGGACGATCTTTTCGCCGAATGATAACTCAGGCATGATTATACCTTTCCTTGCGGATTGATTAGAATTGCCGGAGCGTGGTTGCCTTTGAACTGCAAGTTGGAGGCGATTGTTCGAATAGCCTCCGCATTGTGTTCTGCGGCTTTCGCAAGTGCGACAACAGCATTTACAAAATCGGCATCGACTTTGATTGTGGCATCAAAAGTGCAATTCGAGATTGTGGTGCCGCTGTCAGGTGTGGGTTTGGTGCGAGGGGCCATCAGCGGTTTTCCTCTGCGACGATAGCGAGCAGCAGCAAGCTGTAAACCACCATGTCGTCGATGCGACCTTCGATTGGCTCGCTTCGCGAACGGGCTTTGCCCTCACGAACGTCCTTCACATACTGCGTGATCGAGTCGAGGTGTTTGCCTGCGAGAAAGAACCACGCGGTTGACATCGGAACGCCCTGCTGCGCAGCGAGGCGACGGAAGTTCGCAAGGATGTCGCCGCTATCGCCGTATTCAGCATTCTTCGTCGCGAACAAATGTTCGGCGCGAGCAATCGCATTCGTGATGGTGGTGTGCTGGGAGTTAGCGGGAGGTGCGGGGATCATGTAAGGCTCCTGTTTAAGATCAGCGATGGTTTCGTAAAGTTCGTGGATGTCGATTTTTTCAGAAAGTTCACTCATGCAGTTTGCTCCTTTTGCATGGACGATGCTTTTCGCAGCACACGCGATTGATTGAGGGCTCGTCTCGCGTTTGTCACGTATTCATCGTTAATCTCGAGGCCGATAACATGATCCGCTCCGAGGGCTTCTGCGGCCCGCAGCGATGACCCACCACCGCATGTCGGATCGAGAAAACGAGTGTTCGAATCGACGAACATTTGTAAAAAGTGCTTGAGGACTGGTTCGGGTTTGGTGTGAGGGTGATGCTCCTTGTTGGTTGGGGAGGCGATTGCGTTGCTGACGGGCTTCACAAGCAGGCGATCCTCGCGGCTTGCAATCAGGGCCGTCTCGTAAATGCGTCTGGGTTCGCGCTTGGGGTCCGGCACAATTCCCACGTTGTCACTCTTGACCCACACAAGGGGGAAATTGCAGAACGACAAATTGGGCGCGAGGTCGGAAAACATCTCCAGGGTTCTGGCTTGGATTTTGATGTCGCCGGAAAGCCAAAACACCAGATGCCCGGAATGAGCCATGATGCGGTCGAGGTTGGCGCACAAGCATTCAATTAGTTTGATGTAAACGTCTGCGCCGTCGTCGTAGCCAGATGTGGTGCGCTTGCCAGACCATGCGCCTCCGAAGACATTCACGCCGTAAGGAAAGTCGCAGTGGATCAGGTTGAAGGGTTCGCCCCGATAGGCTGGAGCCCAGTCGAGGAAGGACTCTTGAAGGATGGACTGGTCGGCTGGAGTTATAAGGGGTGCTGTTCGTGCCGATTTCGGCGGGGCGTCCGCCGATGCGCCGGTATGGGGGGTTTTTTGGCCGGTGGTTGCGTCTAAAAGGTCGTCTAGGGGGTTACTACCTTCCACCCCTTCAAGGGCGTCATTGGCCGCCGCTGTGGCGCTATGCAAAAGGTTGCTAACCGCGTCCGCCGCGACCCGTTCATCCTCTCTGGATATGAAGTTGTAGGCGCGGGTCGCAGACTCCATCATTCGCACGTTATCGCGATGGAGTTCCTTGGCGACACGGCAGCATCGCTGCACCCACGCGGGGCTATAACCCAGATTGTCCGCGGTCTTCGTGTAGTTCCAGCTATCGCCGTGTTGCTGGCCCAGCACTTCATGGATCGAAGCCATCGCGAGACATTGATCCTGCCAGCCCAAATCTTTACGCCTCAAATTTTCTTCGAGTTCGACGACACGCTGTTCGATG